CCGGACCGGAAACGGGTGCCACATTGTCGGCAAACTGCATAGTAATATCGCCCGGCGCCGTGTAAAACTTTGTCCAGTTACCTTTCTCGGCGAGCAGTGCGCGCATTGCCGCCGTGCTCTGATTTACCAGTTCGGCGGTAACCTGATTCATTGTTTTACGCGGTACTGCTGCCCACGCCGCGCCGGTGGTGGTTGGTCCGGTAAACGGGCTGACAAGCGTGGCGGCCGTGTTACTGGTGACGGTATCAACCGGCAGGGTGTACAGCACGCCGCCGATGGTCGCGGTAATGAAATCGCCCGGTTTTAAATCTGTTGTGAATAACGTACCGGTACCAACAACCGCTGTGGAATTGTTGGTCAGTTTAATTGTTCCTGCGGACATAATGTCTCCTGATTACAGGCAATAAAAAACCCGCCGGAGCGGGTTGGTTTACGTGATTTGCGCGAATGAGCCGGAGCCGCGCAGTATTAACATGGTTGGTGAGGATATCGACGCACCCGCGCCCGGCAGTTGCTGATCTGCGTTCACAACGCATGACACGTTGATTAAGCGTTCGGAGGTGCGCACGCTGTGCATGACCGTGGCCGAAAATACCCCGGAACCAGGGGTGTTAAAGTTAAACGACCTTGAGACACCATTTATCGTTATGGTGGCAATCGCCCCGACAGAGCCGCTGTTGGCCCCCTGAACCCTGACGTTCATCATTACAACCACCTGTTTTGCGAGGTTGAATGTTGCGCTGTCCACATACCGGAAGGACCGAACATAACCGTTCGGCGCATCATCAAATACCATGCCGTTGGCCACATCGCCGATAAAGCTGGACGCTTCCACTGTCCCGGTAAATTTGCCTCCGCTGGCGTACACAGTGCCTCTGAACTCACCATCAGTCGCATAAACCGTGCCCCTGAAGGAGCCGGATTCGGCATACACGGTCCCCCTGACGGTTACGCCGGCGAACCACGCAAACCCGCTTTTGTTAATGTGCCAGCCCACATTGCCGGTACCATCCCATGTGTTGGACTGGATGTACTGACCAATTTTGGCATTCGTGATCGTTCCGTCCTGGATAAATCCGGAGCTCAGAAACACCTGACCGTTAACGATGGCAAAAGGCGAGTACATGACACCGCCCTGCCCCGACAGCATCACAAACTGATCGGCATTAATCGCCACGCGGGTTTTTACCCCTGAGCCATCCGCCATAACCGCCACTGATAACCCGGCGTCGTAGTAGCTGCCGTTGTATTTCACGCCCGTACGGAGGGTGTAAACCGCATTGGCACTGGCAACATCCGCGTAAGCTGTGTATTTCTCGTTAATGGCGGCTTCCTGCTGCCCGAACTTCGTGGCGACCTGTTGCTGATACTGGGCGAACGCCTGATCCGCGCTGGCCTGCGCGCTCTGAATGGTAGTTATGCTGCTGTGCACGCCTTTAAAATCCGCCGCTACTGACAGCCGGTATTCCGCGAACGCCTCATCTGCTGTTGCCTGTGCGGTTTTTACCTCACTGATTTCCGCAGCAGCATCGCCAAACTGAACGGCCACAAGCTCCTGGAACTGGGCGAATGCTTTTTCCGCATCGACCTGCGTGATTTTTACCTGCGAGATTTCCGCACGCGCCAGCCCCAGCTGCTCATACTGGATCTGAGCCCCCTCCACCTGCGCCAGTGTGACCTGCATCTGCCCTGCCAGGGTGAAATCAATCTGCTCTGTCAGGCGCTTCCCGTCCTCTGACGTCAGCAGGTCTTTGGCAATATCTTCCAGGTAATCGGCGGCCTGGTCGTTGGCCATGCCCCTGATCCATTCCGTCCAGCCCGACTCGTTACCGGTTTTGTCGACCAGTTGCGCGCGGTACCAGAAAATCTGCCCGGCACGTAACCCGAGCTGGGTGTACTCCGCCTGCGGGTATGGCACATCGGAGAGCAACAGCGGGTCGGCGTGGTCTTCGCGTGGCGTGTACTGAATTTCCGTTTTCAGCGTGTCTTCCGTGTTAGCCGGGAAAGCCCAGTTCAGCCGGATACCCCAGTTGATGCCGGTGGCCGTAAAGTTGATGGGCTTTGGCGGATTACCCACTTTACCCGTCAGCGTTTTTTCCTGAGAGTATCCCCAGCCGCTGGAAATCTCCGCCGCGTTGATGGCGCGGACGCGTACCAGATAGCGGCCAGCGTAAATGCCCGGTACCTCGAATGACGTGGTTGAGCTGCGCGGAACGTTCACCCAGTTCCCGTCGTTGCGGCGCCACTGCGCTTCATACGCGATCGCGTTCGGTGCGGGGTTCCAGCTGGCGCGCATCGTTTCAATGCTGATGCCCTGATTCACCACGGAGTAAGAGCCTATGGTGATGCTTTCCGGCGCAAACTGGCTTCCCGGCGGGATCACGCTTACCGGACGCTGGTCAATGATGGCGCCGGTATCGATGCGGGCATACTTATCCGGATCGTGAAACGCGCCTGAGATAGTAAATGTGCCGTCGTTGTTGTCGCTGACACTCACCACCCGGTACTGCTGGGCATACAGCTCATCAGACTCCACTACCCAGACGCTTTCCGCCTGCGGTATTTCTCCGTAAGCGATACTGACCGTAACGGCCTGACCGTTGATCGCCTGGATTGTTCTGGCCTGTGACGCGCCGGACGGCAGATTGAGAATAAGGCGATCGCCCGGCTTTGCATCAGGCATGCGGTCGAGGTTGATCACGCGCCCGTTAACCGAACTGATGCGGCCGCCAGTGACTTTACCGGACAGCATTTCGTCTGCGACAGCGATGATATAGCCTGGCTGCGGGATGTTACCGTCCAGGCCCACCGAAAAGGTGACGATGCGGTCTTTGTTGTTGGTCAGGATCCCCCAGCGCCCCTTGCGGTTTGCTTCACTCTGCCGGGTGCAGCCAATCGCGGTCATCTCAAGCTGGTTGAAACCGTAGCGTGCGACCAGTGGCTGTTCAAATACCGGCTCCATGGCGTCGGCGTAACCGTTAGCCGGATCGGAATAAGAGACCAGCGCTGTGGTGTAACGGGTTTTGGTCGTGCTGCTCGAGTAAACGAATTCACCGTTTACGACGCTGGCGCGGGTGTAGCTGTAATCAATATCGCGCGGCATGTCCGCCAGCGCCACTATCTGATTACCGCCCCAGTAGGTCATGCCCCGAAAGATAGCCGCAAAGTCCCGCAGCACGGTATATGCCTCGTTACGGTCCTGCACATAGACGTTACAGGTATAACGTGGCTCCAGGCCATTTCCGCCTTTTCCGTCCGGTACCAGTTGATCGCAGTACTGTGCCACCTGGTACAGCGTCCACTTATCGATATTGGCCGCCGTCAGCCGGTGGCCCAGGCCAAAGCGATCGGCAACAACGATATCGTAGAAAATCCACGCCGGGTTATCTGTCCAGGCCCATTTAAATCCGCCCGTCCAGGTGCCGGTATAGGTGCGCGTCACCGGGTCGTATGTGTCAGGCACGCGAACCACTCGCCCGGATGGCTCACAGGAAATCTGCGGGATGCTGCCGTTAAACTGGCTGGAGTCAAATTCGATGTACAGCAGCGCGGTGTTTGGATAGCGCAGCTTCGCGTCGATCACTTCGGTATAACTCTGCAGCGTCATGGTGTCGCCGATTTTGGCGCTGTTGGCATCCGGCGTTAATTTGCGTAGACGCAATGTCCAGGTGGTACCGGCGCGCGGCAGGTCGATACGATGGCTTCGCTCATAACCTGAAGTGGTTTTACCAGTTACCGCCGTGTTGATCACAGTCTGCCATGTGCCGCCGTCAGTCTGCAGGTCAACCGCATACGCAACTGAGTTACCCACCAGATCCCCGTCATCCAGCTGCTGGTAAAGTGACGGCCACTTGATACGCAGGCGAACGGCAGACAACTGTGTGTTGGTAAACGTGCGCGTCCAGGCGGTGGTGCCTGAAACTTCCGTGCCGACACTGATTTCATTCTCAGAACCCGGCATGCCCTGAATATAGGGCTGAGCCTGGGTACCGGGACGGAAATCCCAGGCGACGCCGGAAAAGTTCCGGGAGCCGTCCGGGTTTTCAATCGGGGTGCCATCCAGAAAAATATTGCGCCCTGTCAGCCCACCAGCAAACTCCCCCTCGCCCAGGGCAATCAGGATTTTCGCTTTTGCCACCGACTGCAGATCGTCCGGCTGTTCCGTGGGCGTGCGCTGTTTAGAGTCGCCGCCTTTGCGCCCTTTAATATGTTTTGCCATTTTTCGCCCATAAAAAAAGCCGCACATGGCGGCTACTGATCGAATATCAGGGTGTTGTGAATATAAATCCCTGGTTATGTTGTTGGTTCAGCTCGTCAGTGGTGGGACACTGGCGCAATACTTACCGGCGGCATGGCTGATTGCCTCGGTATAACAGGAGTTGAAAATGAGTTTTAACAAAGAAGACCAGCATGATGAAGCGCTCGCCTTTTTGCTTGCAGTTGCCACGGTTGAATCAGGTGATGCTGGCGCCTTTCGTCAACGCGTTACTCAATATATGACAAAGGCCTATGGTGACGATACATCAAAAATGACCATGCAGGAGCAAGGCCGAGCCGAGGCGGTATCCAAATTGTATGCCAGGGCTGATAATATCTACCATCGCATCAAGTAATGCTTTGCCCCGGTTAATCCGGGGCTTTCAATCCGGCAATTGCCTTAATGGCATATTCTTTAGCACGTTCTTCAACTTCAGCAAAAGAGCTGTTTGGATTGAAGTCTTCCTGATACATAAACACCAGTTCATGGGGCGCATTGATTTGTTCAAGCTTGCAAACTGTAATCTTTGTTTTGATGGTCTTTGTTGTTTTAACTTCTAAATCGGGACGGATGCTTACACATTCAAATCGAGAACCCATTTCAGGGAATCCTACTGTCATTTCCATAACGTTCTCCTGCCTCTCGGCTAATAAGTTAATTGATTCACTGCTGATCTTCGACGTAAATACCGGCGGAAATAATCGCTCCGCCGATACGGCGTTTTCCGTAAAGGATCGGTACCGGATAACCTTGTGCGGCTGTGTTTGTAACACCACCAAACGCATACGATGCGCGGTTATCGGCGTCCTGTTTGCTGGCGAGTCCGGCGGGTTGAGGGGATAACATTTGAACTACACCCCCTAACATCATTGCCCCACCCATCATTGCCATTTTCGAACCAATTGCCCAGCCAACACCTGTCCACCCAGCGAAATATCCGATAACAACTCCAACAACTACCAACACAGCTCCTAGAATCGTCTGTAAAGCGCCAGCTTTTTTGCTTCCAATAATATGAGGAACAATTTTTATGACTTCCTCTGTTACAGGGACCCCCATATCATTCAAGCCGATATTCTTATTACCTCTATATATCGCAAAAGTTAACCCTCTCAATTTACTGCTATTAAGAAATCGTTCAAAATTATCTATTGTTTTACAAAGTGCGTGAATAGCCTCTGCATTGGTACGAACTAACCTTGTATGGGATTTGCCAAATAACTTCCCAAGTTGACCATATAATTCAATGGTCACCATTTTTTCGTAAGTTATATTTTTCATAACTTTTCCAAAAATAAAAAAACCACCCTTAGGTGGTTTTGATAAGTATTAATATATTA